GTCGAAACGATGTGCTCCCCAAGCAATCCAAAGTCAGAGAACAGATAGGGCAAGCTCCAGTGCCGGTCGAGTTGATCAGTGTGGATCCAGATTCGAAGTTTGTGCTTCTTCGCCAGCTCGTGACAAATTGCCATCCCCAGGCCGAAATCTTTCCTCGCCTGGTTGGTTGCCACCATGCCAACAAGGAACTCATCTGGAGCAACAGAGACCGCCTTAGGAAGCATTGCCAAAGTGCCAAACATCTGCCGAAACTTTTTCCCGCGAGGATAGAAAATCGCCGTGTCGATTCCATGCGGGAGATTCCACAAACCAGCGTCGTCGCATGCGGATATACCGAGTGAATTGATTACGATCCTCTCTGCCCACTTTGTGTAAGTGAGAATCCGGTCATAACCGAGAAGGCAAGCTTTGAGTAGCGTAGAGAGTTTGTCTAGCGGCCCGGTCGCATCGATCGGGAAGTATCCCCACTTGGCGAACGGTTTCCGCTTTAGGAACTTTGCAACTGCGGGATCACTGCAAGTTTCAGGTCGCGCAAACCAGACCATCCGCCCAGCGTCGTGGATCGACATGAAGATTCCCTTGCGACCGCCGGCAAAGTCGTACCAGACTTCTGGAAGATCATGGATGATCCATTCATCGTTGAAGGTCCAAGCGTATTGGTGCCAGGGGAACTTTGAGGAACTGCTGCCGCCATACCCGATTGTGGCCACGTCGAATACGTCGCCCATGTGCTCATGCAGACGGCTGGCTATATCACGAGTGATGCGTGCTAGCCCAGTCGGCGCTGAAACTGCGTCGGAAAAAAGTAGAATGGGTATCTTCTCGCTCATTTGATTTCGTTGAGTAGAGCGTAGTCACCATATTCTCTCTTGGCCATCTCGTTGTAAGCGAGAGCGGCCAACTCTGCAGTCTTGAAACCATAAATCTCCTTGAGGTGTCCAGCAATTTTTATGCGAACATGGTACGACCCACATCGAAACCGAACACCCTTGTACCCCTTACTCCGTTTCCACCGCACATTCATCATGTTTGTGACTCTAGTCGCATCTCGTAAATTGGAGCGCCGACAATTAAGTCCATTGCGATCTATATGGTCAACTTCCTTGCCCTTCCGAACAGGATGAATCAATCGGTGAAGCAGTATGGAACGTCGCGGTTTTGTATACGAATTCGCGCTAGCATAACAAGTGAGAGAATTTTTGTCTTTCTTGGGATGCCAGACGTAACATGCAACCATGGACCAATCTTCTTTATCAATAAGAGCCTCTTGCCCATTCGACAAAGGAATGTGCACAGTTCCAAAATCATCGCAGTACCAAGACGAGTTTTTCTTCTTCCGATACTCTTCGTGGTGACGCTTAATCCCCGCAATGCACTTCTGAGATAACATGCTTAATCCTTGCTCGGCTTGGGGTCTAATAATTGATGCACTAATTCCTCTCCTGCGTTAGCCCTTTCTTCATAGGCTTCTCGCACAAGAAAACTTTCGGATCTATAACGCTTTTTCTTGTCTTCCATATAGTCTAAGCAGTGCAATGCTGAGTCTATTGCCTGACGCGCCGCACCACTTGTAGCGGTTTGCAATTTCTGTCGCAGTTCCGCGCGAAGCTTCTGGCGAACTGCATCCTCTCGCTCTAAATACGCTTGATCTATCGCTGCATCTTCAATTTTGGCTTGTTCGCGAAGTCGACGCGACCACATATCTATGTCATGTGCATAGTGCAACTCGTGGACTATATAGCCCTTGCTCTGGAAACTACGGGTGAACGGATCATCACGGCAGAAGCACAGAATTCTTCCGGTATCGATATGCACCAGAACACAGACGCGCTCTTTCTGGGCGATCTGCGCGGGACGACAAGACTGAGGAAGCCATATGTCGCTCACGGCTTAACCTCTAGACCAAGAATGCCTACAGCAATCTCTGGTGGCAAAGGTATTTCCTGCTTGGTTGGCCGCCACAGATGCAGGCAATACGGATGGTTGTTGATCCATTTCGATCGCGGTGGATGCAGTTGCATGACCGCTTCTTCATCGTCCCAAAACAACCGTTTGATGAAATCCATCTCTTCCCAGTTCGGACAGCGAGTCGGCAGCGAGACTGATACATGCTCCCAGGGAATTCCTTCGATTGCATCTCCTGGGCTGGCTATTACGCGCAAATCTCGGCCACATGGGCCAGGAATCAAGAAGGCTCCGAAATCATCGCCAGGAGTGCTGCTCAACTCACCATATCGAATGCGAAACTCGTCAGGTCCTATTTTCATAGAGTGATGGTGTTCTCGCACCAGTCCGTTACCAGCTCTGGCGGTTTGTCTTCCGGAGTTGCGAACTTCGACGTTTGCCGATTCACTAGCACATCGAAGGAATGTCGCGTGAAGTACGCCATCGCCAGACCGCGCAGGTTATCGTCGTGCTGTCCGCTCTCGTGATCCAATTTGCTTCTCCCTGATTGACTAATTTTTCGCACCCAGGTTGAAAGCTGGCGCACAGCCATAGGAGAATTCACCTTCAACCATCCACCCATGATCGCGTCTTCAAACCGATTCAAAAGCATTGGCACGCTCCACACGTTTGAGAAAAAGCCAGATTTGTGTGCCTTGTTCGGCTCGACTTTGATGTCATCGTAGCGGATGAATTTGTGGTGATAGTGAAAGCCCATCAGCTTCAACTGGAACTGGCAATCGTCTCCGTAGCGCTCCCGCTGCTCGATGCAAAATTTGATTCCGCGCGGATCCCTGGTCCGAGGCTGGCCGTCAACATACTGGCCGTACCAAGCTGCCATGCACGCAGCGATAGAGACCATCTGAGGGGGATTGACCATGTTGCTGACGAATTCTGCCACCTGTACGTCTCTAAGACTTCCCTGTCGGTTAAGCACCAGTTCGGCAACGGATCTGTCTTCATCGGGGTTTCCCAAGCCGTCTGCAGTATCAATCCCAATTGAGTAGTCCTCCCGTTCTTTCGGTTCCTCAAACACCAGCAGCTTGTTGAAGCACTCGACATCATTGTTGTCGTCAAAGTCTTTGAGCGGGACCAATTCCCAGTGATTCATGTGGCCGGTTTTTGCTTTCCAGGAAACATCGATGCGCGGCTTGTCGTAATCGATTTCTTCTGGCTCTGGACGGTAAGGTTCATCGTTCTGTCCGATGAGAACTGACTGGCCAGTAACTCCGTACGCTTGATAAGTTTTCTGCTTGCGGCTGCCGATGGTTTCAATCACGCCATCGGAGAAGACGAGATCGTTTTTCGATTGCAGGGCCTCGTCGTCGCTCACTGGCATCTGACTCAGCCATACTTTGACTGTATGACTGGCAAGCGCTTCGCGGTAGTTTGTCTCCCAAAACCAAGCTTGTTCACGAGGCATCTCCCATCGCGGTCCCATGATGCGAGCCAAGTAATCCGTGGACCGAATGTAGAGTTCCGCCTTGCGCTGCATGCGCCGAGTTTCTTCAATCGGCTGCCAATTTTCGGGAATGGGGTTCTTGCGCACCCAGTCTGGCTCGGGATAGAGATCATCCGCGCAAGGCCAAGTAATAAACACAGGCATGAACCGACCGCCCTTGCCCCAGTTCGCTTTGTAGTATTTCCACTTATCGGCTTGCCATGAGGTTGAATCTCCGCCAGTGCCCTCCATTACAAAGAACAACTTACGCGTGGAGTGCGCGGCACGGAACAAACCTTCTTCCAGAACTTTCTTCGGCTTCGGGATGTCCGCAATCTCAGAGATGTGAATGCAAGTTGGAGTCCAGCCTTGCGCGATCCCCATCGCCTGCGATCCAGACTGCATCGAGAGGATAGAACCATTCGCCCACTGCGGTTGACTGGACTTAGTAACTGTCTGATTTGGCACCAGCCAGAACGGTTGCCGCTCCCAGCAAACTTCCATGATCCGACCAAGTAATTCAGACTGCTTAGCCTTGACGGAAGCCATGACTGCCTGAGTGTTGGGAATGAAAAATAGACGGTGCAGGAATTTGAGCGCGACCTTGGTGCTAATACCGACCTGTCGTGATTTCATCACGAACTGTTCGATTGCAACCTGCATCTCATCGAATGCTTCAAGGATGCGATCAAATACCGCTTGCGACTTCCGATTACTAAAACGGAAAATCTCTCCTGCCTCGTTACAGATCCATGCGTATCGCGTCTCCCAATACGAGGAATCCGCGAAGCATATAAACTGTTCGTTCTCGATCCAGTGCTTGATCTCCGCCTTCCGGCGTTCGGTAATTCGCAAGCCTTGCTTGAAGTCGATGTACCGATTTACCTGATTGCGCTGAATTTCAACGATGCTGTCGATGTACTGGTTGAATTCGATTACTTCTCCGACCGAGTGCGCAACAGGTCTCCAGCCTTCGCGGGCTTCAAAGTCGTCGAGGACACCGTTGATGATCTTAGGTGAGTAGATTCAGTCCTCCAATGTTTGCCCACATTCATCCGCGAGACAATATTTGCCTTGAATCTCCGCTTTCCGCTTTGCGTAAACCGCAGTTCCGCCAACACAGATACGATCCTTTAGCTCACAGTGATACCAGTAGAGTTTCTGGTATTGGTCTCTGCCTTGATGAACTTCATGGAAGCACTTCGAACAGATGCAGACACCCCAGCTCATATCAGTCCTTCTCCTTCAGTGCCTTCTGCCGCGCTTCCTGCCACGCTGGCAGGCGGTCAGAGATCATCGGAAAAACTTCATTAATGTCTGGCGCTGTCATCCCGTCCTCGTTCACCGCTTCAGGAGCCTTCTCTGGCTGCGAGAAATTCAGGTTGATGCTTGAACTCGATCCACCGCCCTTCGGGGAAGGCAAAAACCCTACCGCCTGGTGAAGCATCTGGCGATCGCGGAAGCCGTCCCGGAACTGGCCGAACCAGATAGTTTTCTCAAGCACTCGTGGATGATGCTTCAAGGCCATCAGTCCGCTCTTCTGAGCTTGCATAGTCCTAAACGCCATGATCACCGCACCGATCAGCTCGTTCGGATTCACTCCAGCCGCAAGAATGAACGCCTCGAGGGGTAATCCCGCCCGCTCGCGGTCGAACTCTGGAGCTGCATCATAGATCTTAAGTACCCTCTGTACGCATTCTTCCTGAGAAAAGCGCATCGCGGTAATGATCTTCTTTCGCGTCCCAATCGACGCCAGTATCTCCTCAACAGGCGGCGCCGCTCTAACCTGGTCAAGCGATACATTACTGTTTTTTAGGAGCCTCGCCAGCGCTCCGGCTTTGCGCGTCTGCTCTTTTCTGAAACCGCGACTTAGGGAGGGCGGCTTCGGTTTCCCGCAGCCATCCGTCAGTTGCTTTGTCGGAGAACTGTTCCCGTTTATCGTCTGAGGCCCGATTGATTTCCGCGCCACGGCGTATCCTCTCATTCATGTCTTTGAGTTTTTCGTGCGCTTCGACTTCCCGGCGCACACGGTCTGATTCTACGTTGGCCAGAGTTTGGAGAGCATCGGCAATAAGTTCCAGCGCGCTAACCGTCCGCTCAGTGAACCCGCCAAGCTTCAAAATCTGTCCAACGTCGGACATGTCAGTATCTGTCATTTTAGCTTCCTCGGTGAATACTTTACGTTGCGGACGACCTGTTTGCGGTTCTCGATCGTTACGACCGGAACCGACTGACCGGTTTCGACCCTGAAAACGTTCGGCGGAACCGGTTCGACATTCACATTAGCTTCTACAGTCCTAGTTCCTGACGATTCCAGACCCTCTACGGCCTCTTCAAAGGCTACATTGTGGTTATCCTTCACTTCCCGGCCGTAATCGTCCAGAGTCAATCGTATCGAGATTTCCGCACGGACCTTCGTGTACGCATTGTCAAATTTCAAGTGACAAGAGCTTACGAGGCTTTGCTCAATCTTGGCGAGGATGCCAGCCTTCACCTCGTCGCCACTAAGAGCTAGCGGTAGTGGTTTCTCATTCTCCATCGGTTTCACCTTCCAAGTAGGATTCTGGGTGATGAGCAAAATTATTCTGTCCATCATTTGCGGCAAAGGTTTCGTGCGGACAGATTGTCCAACGGAACTCATCATCGAAGTGTTTCTGGCACTTTGGACACTGCACGATCATGCTCAATACCTCCCGTCCAGCGCGATTGCTGCATTGGCGGTCATGCGTGCCTCGCGCACCAGCCGGATAGCCGCAGAAGAGTCGGCAGATAACGGACAATGGTCGCGAATGGCTCGCGCTAGTTGCTTTGCGGCTTCATCGATTGCCTGGTACGCAGGAACCTTTGCCGGATCATCGTGGTAAGTGAACATGTCGTCAATTTGTGCATCGGTTAACTTGCTGAATGCCATGCTTCCTCCTCAACTCCTTAAATTTTTCAATCGTTCTCAACCGCGGTTCTCGCTCTCCCTGCTCAATGTAGATTACCGCTCTGCGGGTTATTCCCAAGGCTCTGGCAAGCTGCGCTTGCGTAAAGCGCCGGCCGCGAAACGTGCGGAATTCCTGCGCCCAATACACTTTCATGGGAAAGCTATCCTAAAAATACCTTCCGGATACCGCAGGCGGTAATGGTTGATGACAAAGTCGGCCTTCCGGAACGATTTGCCGCGCCAGATTCCCATCCAATGATCCCGGCGCCAAAGCTGTACCCGGTAGCTGGTCATAAAAGTGTCCGAATCGGACAAGTTTATCCTCTGAAATCCTTTGCCTTTGGACATGAAGACCAGTGTGGTTCGCAATTGCCGTCCTGATCGACATCCATTGGCATATTCTTGCCTTTCGGAGTTTTCCACCACTCAATTTTGGCTCCGCATCCGCGACAGTGGGAGTCGTTGTCGAACACGTATCCTGCCTGCTTCATTTCTTCGATCGTGGTCGGGAACGGCATTCGCTAATTTTTCGCTAGCACCTTAGCGGTTAGGTACATAAACAGAGCTGTGAGGAGCATTCCCGCGATGAGTCCACCGCCGAACCAGAGCCAGCACATCTACTTCTCCTCCTGGGCTTCCCCGAGCGCCCGCTCGGCTAGTTGGCAAATTTCGCACAGATTGCGATGGTATGGAGGCACGGCTTGGTTATAGTGCGCAAGCATAGCTCGCAGCGCTTCCTCCAGCACTCGGCGGCGGGCCTCGGCGGCTCTCAAATCGGCCGCTACCTTGTCGGCATCTTGCGCTAATTTGCGCGAGCATTCTTTTTGCTGTTCTACCTCGGCCCGATACTCATTTCGGTCTTTCGTCACGATGTCTAGCTCGGCTTGGAGATGGGCGGCGTGCAGAGACACGTATTTGTCCAGTAGTTTTCCAAGTTCTACACAATTCTGGTCATTACATTGATGACCGTGGCACCACCCAAAAATTCCGGCAATGGTCAATTCCTGCAACTTGACCAGTTCTGGCGCTGGGGGCGGCGCGGCGGCGGGCGTATCGCGGATTTCCACCCAATCTTCTGAGTTTTTTCGGCTCACTCCGTACTCCCTTTCGCTGAGGTGCGAAATTCCTTGCAATCACAGAATCCGCAATGGATGCGCGAGCTTTCCTTGTGCACTTTCTCGTGCTGCGACAGCGAGTGGCCACAAACGCACAAGGGATTGCGCTGATTGCGCTCCATCTTCGCCTGCATCTCCTTGAACGGAGCAGAATTGCGCATTCCTGTAATCTTGCTAAGATTTGTCATGTACGCTCTCCCGGCCTGAGGCCACGCTCGCCGACCTCAAAACCAATCTCCGAATATATCCCTAAAGGTTCTAGCCGCTTCGTCACCGCCGATTGCCCGAACAATCGAAGCCGCTATAGTGTCGGATTTAGCATCTTCCTCCGCTTCTTTCCTGCGTTCTTCTGAAGTCGAGGATTTTTCATCGGTCACTTTTTATCGTCCTCCTCCTGGGCCACGCCCGCCGACTGCTCGGCTTTCGGTCTTTTCTCGCCAGGTTCGTAAATATCCATCCAGCAACCTACTGGGCAGAGCCAGTAACTCCAGCCATCATCGCGCTCGACAAATTTACATTGCTTGTCGTGTGCCCAGCAGCGCTTAACCTGCTTTCGATCTGATGTGGATGATCTTGTTGAAACATGCGCGATGAAATTGTGCCTGCTCGCAATTTTTGCCTTCACCACGAAAAAGAATTAGCGGCACCTGATCGCGGCAGAGGTCGCAGTCACCGCACCATTCATCGTGTTCGTCCCAGCGTGGATCATCTTCTGGAATGCCGATTGGTAAGCCGCATAGAGCGCAACCGCAATCGGGATCGATGCAGCCCGGATTTCCGCAAGAACCGCGCGAGTTCCAGCGAATCGCAGCATAGTATTCAGGCTTGATAACAAAACCAGATGGCACTCAACCCCCCCCCTGTGGCTCCCGGCTCACGCCCCGACCTCACAACACATCCTCCGGCTTGACCTTGGCCAGCGCCAGAACTGCACTACCACGTAGGATGGTGCGCGCCGTCGCCAAACCTAGCTCGTAGCCGATCATAAAATCCTTGGTTACGCCCGTAGCGCCCAATTTTTTAGCCCTGCCATCGCCAAAGGACCGCAACTCGCTCCGCTGGCTCTCCTGCAGCCATCCGGGCAACAAGTCCTTAAGCGACTCGGCGGCCATCTCGATCATCATGACTGGTGGACTCAGCATGTCATTTCTCCAGTTGGGCCACGCTCTTCCCAAAGTCATCCTCGATGGCTTTCTGTGCTTCCTCATAGCTATTGAATGGACCGAATTTTCGTAGATGTCCTGACTGTGCCTTCCCGCCTGCTCCCGGCTTCAACATCCGGTAACCCCAAAATTGTGATCGTGTGGTTGGTGAATCTGAGCGCACGATTTGCGCCACAATCTGCCCAAGATCATTTCTGGCTGTAAAGTACTCAGAGGAATCACCCTCGAACTTGTTGGTGCTAACGAAGTCCATTTCACTCCTCCCGGGCCACGCCCCGAGCGCGGATGGCCTCGGCTAAATGTTTGGACGAACAGTACGAAAATCCGCGAGAACTTTCTCCCGCTCCTCGCGCACCAGCTCCCTTACAGAATCCACGATGTTCATGATGTGCCCGCCCTCCTGCTTCAGCTCTCGGCCGAACTCGATGCGCCACTGCTCCCGCAGGGCAGGCCAATAAACGCTGTCTGCGTCCTCTCGGCCAAGACGCTTCTCGGTGGGGTGAATTTCAAGCGCAAACTTAGCGAGCATATTCTCAGCCATACCGCCTGACCAGTCCAACTTAGCTAAATCACCATGCTTGGCATAATTCTCGGACCACTGCTTCAAGAACAATCGCGCAAGTTGCTTTAGTTCGCGCTCACGCTCTCGGGTCATGGCTCCTCCGGCATCAACTCGTATGGAATGTAATGCGGATTTCCTTCGTTGAGCCGATTAAGCAGAGCGCATGTTCGCCGGAAGGCATCGTCATCGCGTTGCTGCGACAGATACCCTGCCGCAATTCCCAGCCGGATGAGCAAAGCATCGTAATCATCCCGGCTCATGGTGAGCACTACCTGCCCGTTCTCTTCGTGGTAGCTCATGGCTTCTCCGGCTCAACCGTCACTCTCGAATTGCAGTACCTCTTGGCTTAATCTCTTGGCCGCGATCTCGCAGTACTTCTCTTCGATCTCTATGCCGATGGCGCGACAATGGTTTTGCTTGGCAACTAACAGAGTCGTGCCCGGGCCCGAGAATGGGTCGATAACTGTCGAGTTCATTGGACATGCTGGAAGAATGCAAATTTCAGCCAGTGCCTCTGGCATCATCGCGTAATGTTCTTCCGCACATTGCGCTGGCGAAATCCACCAAACAGAACGCAGGTTAGCCGTTTCCCCATTTCCGACGGCCCTCATCGGTCCATTCCTCTTGCCCCCTCCGTTTGCCCTCGAGCTGCCGACCTGTTGCTCAATCTTCTGAGCTAATCGCGTCTCGGTTGATGGTTGTGCTGGTGTTCTGGCAGCAGTCGCGTTGTAAAAATAGTCGTTTGATTTGGAAAGATGAAAAACGTATTCATGCGAGTTCGTTGAACGGTCAGAAACGGATTCCGGCATGCCGTTCGGTTTGGCCCACACATTGCATTGGCGCAGATACCAGCCATCCTCACGAAGAGCAAACGCCACCATCCACGGAATACCTACCAAGTCTTTGTCTTTGTATCCAGGCGGTGGGTTTCGCCATCCTTTAGCACCTTTCGCGTGATCCCACGCATGCCCGCGCTCCACCATCCACTTACCGCCACCACCATTTCCGCCCGAGGCCCATTTCTCGCCAAGATTTAGCCACAGAGTTCCGTCAGAATGTAAAAGCCGATTTACTTCACGGAAAACGCCAACCAACTTATCCCGGTATTCTTCCGGGCGCCGCTCCAATCCAATCTGGCCATCCCGTCCGTAATCCCGCTGTCTCCAATAGGGC